AAGCACCAGTGACGCCTGTTGATGATCAGGTGCTGGTAGATATCGCCTTGCACATTGCAGAATACTCCATCTGTGTCTTTGTTATCGTGTTTTTTTTTTTCAAGCAGAAGACGGCATACGAGATTCCGAACCGTGACTGGAGTTCAGACGGCATCTGACACGTGGCACGTGAACACGTCGTCGCGACGACGACGATGGGAGCGCACCGACACACGGGACACGATGCTTTCATCCCGCACCATCCGGGCAACACCGATTTCACTTTGCACCACTTGGCAAGACACTCATTGTGGAATTTGTGGTTGCATGCGGTCGTGGACGTGGGCCACCACTCGAGCGACTGCAAACACACGGGGCAGTCATCCATCTCGTCCATTTTCTTTGTGAATGGCTCTGGCCGATTGGGGCTGAAGGACACACAACACTTTTTGACTCTCTAAAAAGTTTTTAAAATTCTTTTTCTATTTTCGGGGAGACCGACGCAAGGCTGAACGTACCGCATTCATTATAGATGGCCCACGTACCGAAAGTCGGGTCATTTGACGGCGCAAATTAGCCGCTTCTGCTGCGCTCAGGGTGGCGCGTGATGGCCCGGCCCCCGGGCTGCGCCGTGGAGACGGGTGACGTTTAAAATTAGCCTCATTACCACCGTACATCTTAATATACAATTCACGATTCTTTCGCATCTGATTACCACTCTCTCCATTATAAGTGTACATTGTAGTACGTGGCTTCTTGGTCGCATTGAAGAGATTGTAATTTGTATGGAGACTTGTTGCGTGCAGTTTATTATAAGCATTGTTCTCCGAAGTCCCTGGAGGAAACCGAACCGCTCTACCAAAATCTATGACCCATATTTTTTTCATTTTACCATCGGGACCAAGCTCAACGAGTATATTGCCCGAGTGCAGGTCGCCGTGTGAAATGCCCCTTGCATGCATGAAGGCGATGGCTCTTCTGACTTCTGTGCGAATTTGACGCTTATTACTATTGGTATTGTGCCCCCGTTTCACGTACCGCCATAGGGTGCTATTACCTACCCGCTCCATCACGAAAGCGGTCGCGTTAGTTGTGTTTGCATTGGGAAAAAGTGCATTTTTCACATTGGCGTTCAATTTCGTCAGATGGACGAAATTGTCATTGAGCTTGGGAACGAACCCACTGTTGCGCAGGTTACGCATGGCTTTGGGCTCGCGCATCACGTTGCCGCTCGACACCTTCATGAGTTTATTAGGATCGTTTCTCGTCCTGATTACGATGCCATTCGTGCCGCTCGCAAGAACCGTGTTATTCAAGTTGGGCCATTTCTTCCCCGTTTCGTTTGAGAGCTTATTGACGAGCTCCTTCAGGACACCGACTCGGGTATTAGCCATGCTATTATCTTACATTTTTAGTCAATATCCATATTATCGTGGAATAGCTTGTCCTCGAATGCCACGACAATACGGAGGATGTCGTTGATCTGCGCGATTTGCTCCATGAGCTCAGGGTCATGCATCCCATTCGCAAGGGCCGCACGGGCCTTGCGAAGCTTGGAGGCCTGGATGTCACAGAGGGCGAGGCGGGTGAGCATGGTTGTGTTTTGTGGTCGGGCTCATGACCCCAATGGTGCTGGCGTGCACACAACATCGGTTCACGCCAACTTATTTCAAAAAAGTTTTTAAAATTCTTTTTTACAAAGAGTCAGGGTGGGTCTTGTCATCACGGATCTCCACGAAGACCGGGAGGAACAGGGACTTCTGACCCGTTTTCTTATCAGTGATGAGCGCGTTGTACTTGACGGACACAATCTTGCCGACGAACTCCTTCGGGTCCCAAGACCGCTCCTCGTCATTGAGGCCCGTGCCGACGTTCACCACCACGGTGCCGCCATTTGAGTGACATTCAAGCGAGCCAATTTTGCCCTGATATTTACCGGTGCCGGCCGTGACGCCCGCGCAGTACAGGTCCGCCTCCAGCTCAGCCTTCATCTTGACCTGGTGCTTGGCCCGTTTATTCTCCCACGGGCCTGCAGGGTCCTTGAGCACCAGACCCTCCTCGCCCTCGAGGAGCTTCTGCTGATAGAGGGCCTGCGCCTCCTCCATGCTCTTGACGACGTGTGTCGTCACGATGCTCGCGCGCGTCAGCTTCTCCGTAGTGAGCATGTTGAGGCGGTCGCGATAACCGACACCGCTGCACGAGCCCTTGCGGAAACAAAACAGTGGGATGATGTCCCACACAACCGCACGGACCTGCTGCGCCAGTGCGGCCGTCCCCGTGCCCTTCTGGAATTTGGTGAGCAGACCGTTGCCCGTCTTGCGGTCCATGGGACGCCCGTCGGCGCCAACCATGAGCAGCTCGCCGTCAAGCACGTAGCTCTGCTCGGCCGTGAGGCTCATGATGTCCGAGTCGAGCACACCAAACAGGTCCAACTCCTTGCCGGCCCGAGACCGGTACTGCACCGTGCCGTTCTCCACAATCGCGTTGAACCGCATGCCGTCCATCTTGGTCTGGGCGATGCACGGAAATTTAATTTTTGTTTTTTCGTTCATGGGACTGACCAACATGCAGGGGTACGAGAGGGTGACGTCCGGCCAGATCTTCTCGACCGTCGCGTCGCTCACACCGCACTTGAGGTTGCGACCGATGACGCGGCGCAGGACCTCGCGGTCATCCTTGTCGAGTTGGCCCAGCATGCGTGCGAGATACTCGGTGGCCTCGCCGCCACGCACCTTGCGCGTCACGAACCACAGCTTGAGTGACTCGAGGGCGGCGGCGAGCGTGAACAGCGCCCCGTCCGACCGACTGGGCTCGGGCACCTTTTTAATATAGAAATTAACGAGCGGGTCAAGAGCCAGGCGGAAAGCCTCCTTGAGAACGGGGTCGTCGGCGTGTTCGCCGAGGATGTCCTCCTTCTCAAGGCGGCTGGTGGTGGCCTCGAGGCGCTTGAGGATCGAGAGCACGGAAGCCATGTTTGTGTTTGGTGACTGGTCCGTACCCGACCAGGACCCTATGCACGCACAACATGTTTTCAGATGAGGCCCCGCTGACGCAGGTAATCGTTAATAGTTCTTGGACTATTTTGGAAAATTTCGTCATAGACTTTGACAATGTCCGTACCCGACCCAAGCAGTGTCAAGTTGTAAATTATGAAAATCAAAAAATTTTTAAAAAAATTAAATTTAGTTTTTCGGAGGATGAGGACCGGCACGAGGTGACCGAGGACGATGGCGATCCCGACCGGTCTGAAAATTAAATTTTTAAAAAAAACAAAAAATATACTTCCAGTGAAGGTGGCCGCGACCGACGCAAGGGGTGAGAAGGGCAGGAGGCCCGCGAGCCATAGGGCCGTCAACCCAAATGCCCACCAACTATATATTGCCCACACCGGCACCATCTATTATTCGTACGGAAATTTTTCCATCTAGAGACTCGGTGCGTCTGTCCACCAGTGATGGAATTTTTTTTAAAAAATATTTCTACAAAAATTTTTGAAAAGTTAGGACCGGGATACAGTGAGAGGGTATACCACAACGCCTTTGAGGTTGAGCTCCGCTTACGCGGTATTCAGTATGAGACTGAAAAAATTCTTCCCGTGATTTACGAAGGACACACGGTGGGGAACCTGCGGGCCGACCTGATCGTCGACGGCCGGACCATCGTCGAACTCAAATCAACCACGAAACTCAAGGATGAGTTTAGGAACCAGGTGCGTAATTACATCCGACTCACGGGGCTCGAGTCTGGCTACTTGGTCAACTTCCCGTGCGTCGCTGGAGACGTGGAGGTTGAGTGCGTCGTGCCGTCAGCGGCGGAGGGGTGTCTACCGCCGTGGCTGCGCTAATTTTCGGGAGGTATTGTATGAAGGAAGACGAGTGGCACGATAAGGAGGAAGCCTTCCTGCGCAAGCTCGAGGAGCAGTGCAACTATATGCAGAGACACTATTCAAAGGAGTTTACATATTATAACGGACTCTCATCAAAGTTTAATATCCCTATATTAGTTATATCATCTATAAATGCACTGACCGCCATAGCGCTCGGGCAGTTTGTCGAACAGAATATGGTCAGTATACTCAACGCGATTTTGTCAGCGGGAACGGGCGTACTGGGCTCGATTCAGCTGTACATGAAGTTGAATGAAAAGATGACCAAGGCTCTCAATTCATCTACTCATATGAAGAGAATTGCTCTTAAAATTTCAAAAGAACTGAGCATCGATCGGGCTCAGCGCGTCACGGAGGGCGTCGCGTTCCTGAACGAATGCTTCACCGAATTCAACTCGACGCTGGAGGCTGGAAATCCCCTCGAAAAGGGTCTCGAAAACTTTCTTGCCCTGACGCCACCTAGCCGCCTGCCAAAGCCAGGCTCACTCGCGAGCATAGCCGCGTCCCTCATGACACCCAAGGCGTCCGTAGAGGGCGGGAGCCCGCGCACGTTTGAACTCGCGAGACCGCGCGCCGCGACCCTGTGGGGCCGGCTGCGACATGATGCCCTCGATCACCCGTCGGTCGAGAGCTCCTCGCCACCAGGTGAGGAGGTCTAGTTGCCCCCACGAAGTCTCAGAACGAGATGCAAAGTCGATTCTTTTTGAATATTATAGTCGGCGAGCGTCCGGTCATCCTCCAACTGCTTGCCTGCAAAGATCAGGCGCTGCTGATCGGGAGGGATGCCCTCCTTGTCGGAAATCTTAGCCTTTACCGCCGCGACCGTGTCACTGGACTCGATCTCGAGGGTAATCGTCTTGCCGGTCAGCGTCTTCACGAAGATCTGCATTTTATTATTCAGAGCGGTTTTTCTCTAATAGACGGCGTAGTTGTCCTGGATCATGGGAATCGCGCAGTTCGTGTACCGCTTCGAGATGGCCCTGAGCTCCGAGTTTACGTGCGTCCTGAGCTGCCGGAACTCCTCACTGACCGTCTCGAGCGTGCGGTGCTGTAGGAAAGCTTGCATGAGGTCTACGGTGACCGTCTGATACATCTCGAGAACCTGGCGGATGTCCGTCTTCTTCTGACGGGACTTTTCGCGCTGCTGGAGCTTCTTCTTGAAAACCTCATCTGTGAAATCCCCAATCATAAACTTGATCCGGATGTCGCGGTTGTCCTCGATTGCGTTCGTGGCGTAGCGGTTCATAACGATGTGCTGGATATGTCCGTACATGCGATGGATGGTGGCAATATCGCCAGCAATTGTAAGGCGGGAAATCTGCTGCCACCCAGGGAGCCCTCCACACGGCACATCACCCGGCTCGCGCGCAAGCGTGCCACGCGCACGCATGTAGTCGTAGTAGTGGGGGTTGTGGACGCGGCCCGTCTCGATGACGCCTCGGCGCCAACTGAAGGGTGTGTGACACTGCGTGCACCACATCTGGTCACACCCTTCAATCTTGAAGATCAGTGCAGCGCATTTCGGACAATTGCGCGAGTCCTTCTCGAGCATCTTTGCCGTCGCCACGCTGTTCGGGTCGCATGTGTGCGGGGCATCCTTGTCGCGACCCTTGACCTCGTGACACTCGGGGCAGGCCCAGTTCTCGCACAGCCCGCACTTCCAGGCGGTGCTCAGGAATCCCTTGCAGTCGGCGTGTGGGCACGCACGCACAAACTGGCGCCGCTCCGTCGTAATCTGTGGGCGGATCCACGCGTCTCGACAAAACGTCCAGTACTTGATATTCAGTTCAATTTCACGCATCTGTTTTTCAATGTTAATACAGCGCTGCATGCGCTCGAGCATCGCGTCAAACTCTGTCGTGGCGCCAATCTCAGTGGCGAGTACTGCGAGGTTTTGCGTGCTGCACTTGACCCACAGTGGGTTGAGATCACGGATCTGAGCTCGGCCCTTTTCACACAGGGCGTCGTAGTGACGCCGCTTCTTCTCGGACTCGACGTGAACCTGTGTGGCGGGCATGAGGCTGCGCTCGCGCTCAAAGAGCAGCTCCTCACGTCGCGTCTTGAGAGTCTTTGTGACAAATTTCACAGGCATGGAATTACAAAGGGTTTCACGGTTCCAACCCTTGCGGCAGGCCATGCAATGCGGGTCGTCGGGAGAGTCGAGGGTGTATTTCTCGACGCAACTTGTGCACGCTTTGAATGGACAGTATGGGCATCTGACGCGCTTGTGGTTCGATTGATTGTAGGCTTCGCAGCAAACATCACAACTCATCTTATTTTACTTGGGCTCCTTTTCTTTTTCAGGCTTGGCGGGGTTCAACTTTTTGGGCGCGACGCGAGGTCGGCGCTTGTGGGGTGGGGTGTACGAATTCGGTTCGGGCATTTCGGGAGGGTCTGGCCAAGGGCCGTTGTCGTCGTCCATATCAGCCCAGCGCTGGTTGGACATTTATATTTTAGGGCATTTTCTTCTTAACAGCCTTGATGACCTTCTTGGGCTTGGGCGTCGCCGACCCGGGCCAGCGCCTGTCAATCTCCGCCTGAAGCTCATCGGAGTGATCTTCGTACCATTGGCGCTTGGCACGGATCCGCTCGATGGCCATCTCCGTGCAGCCCGCCTTGCGATACTCGGAGAGGGGAGCCTCCGAGCCGTACTTGGCGATGAGGGCCGCCAACGCCTCGAGGTCCACGGTGCTGGGTGCGGGAGGCTGACGGGGGGGAGGCGGGGGGTGGGCGTCGAACCACGCCTTGGACTTGGCCCCGTAAGCCTCCCGCCCGTCCGGGCGCCGGTAGGAGGGAGGGGCGCCGGGCGGGGGAGGGGGGGGGAGGTGGGCGGGGGGGGGGGGGGGG